CGGCTAATAGTTCTTTGAATGTTTTCATACTATATTATTTATCTTCCTTGTCATCTTGAGGTTTGTTCGCTAGGATTTGTTTAATTAACTCATTTCTGTCAGCAACCACCGATCCTGTGCCCGATACTACTTCTTCTTCAGGTTTTCCTTGGTCTAACTTCTCTTTTTTCAACTGTAATTCTATCATTTTCAATTTTTTGTCTATTTTTGAATTTTTTGCCGTGATAGCATTACCCATCATTGACGCGGCAACTTCCATAATACGTCCTGCTAGCCTTGGTTCTATATTCATACCTAGATCCATAAGGTCCTGATAGGCTTGAAATGACTTTTCAGCATATGCATCTATTTCTTTGTCATCTTCTAATCCACCAACTTGCGGCAAAGCGGCATCTATTTTGTCAACAGCAACTTTTTCTCGTATCATTATGTCTGCTTCAACATTATCTTTACGAGTTTGTTCTGCATCTAGTTGATCTTTCATAGTTTCTGGGGTATCAACAGTGCTGTCATGTTCTAGATCAAATATTTCTTCAAGTTTCTTTGTCATATGCTCTATTTAAAGATATCACTCTCGGTGAGTATACGGAAACGAATGCCTTTGTGCTTACACCACTTGCCAGCGGCTTCCCATTTTGCTTTATTAACAATATAGGCGGCTTGATTTTGCACATTTTTGCCAATATTTTCTAATTTTGTTTGGTTGTTTGGTTTGACTTCAATAAGTTCTGCTATTCTTTTTTTGCCTTTGCTATTATAAACTATAAAAAAATCTGGAACGTAGATTGTGTTTTTGCCTGTCAATGGATGTCTATAAGGAATCTGAATTGATTCCGATGCCCATTGCATCACCGATGGATTGTTATCACAAAAATTCATGAACGCCCATTCCCATGATGATCTATATCTTGGTGTTTTCTTACCTATATATTTGTCTTGATGTTTAGGTTGATATAGTCCTTGTGCCCACCGTGCCATACATTATGCCTTAACATTCCTTTTTGCTAAAGTATTTTCTGTGCCAGCAGACTTATATCCTAGTATAGATGTTTTAAATCTGTTTAGATTTAATATTTCTCCTACAAGATTGTTTAATTGTATTGGATCTGTAGTTGTTCTTGCATTTAGTGTGTCTAGTATTTTGAAAACACTTACATCGTCTATTTTTGCTTGACGCATCAACACATAAGCGATTGATTCCGATGCCTGTCTGTCGTAATCTCTTTCTTCAAAAAACGCTATTGCGGCATCATATTCGGCCGCGTTCAATTCAACTTTATCTTCGCCTATGCCTGACAAAAATTGTATTGTTGCTTGTGACCCTGTTGATTTAGATACTCCTAAATTGCTTAATTGTTTTGCTACAGAAGCCTCGTTGGATTGTGATTGAGTTGCAGTTCTATAAACCATTATGTATTTCCTTGTTGTGCCACCACAGCATTATATTTTTGTTTTGAAACTTTGTAATTAATTTTACCATTCTTTACTAATATTTTTGCGTCAGCAGGTGCTTGGTTTAGGTAAGTGTTTTGTTGTTCTGTTGTTAGTTTCGCCCATTCAGTTTCAACATTGTTAGGATCAATATTTTCATCTCTTCTAAATGTTTCGAATTTAGCAAACCTCAATTTAGCATTGGTATCTAGTGTTAGATAATCAGAAACTTGATTGCCTGCTAAAAAAATTTCTTTGTCTGTTGTAGTCTTCGTCTGTTCATTAATTACATTGTTTAGTTGTGAATCAATTGGTTGTGCTGTTCTTCTTCGCCTACGTACATCTTTAGGAAAATTTACTCCTGGTCTACTTGTTGCACCTAAATTATTTCTTGCTCCAGATAAAAATGTACCTGCTAATCCAAAAATTTCTTCTTTGATTCCTCTTGTGGCCTTGCCACGTTTAATAGTTTTGTACGTTGTAACACCAGATAATAAAGCACCTAGGAAGTTGCCTGACTTAGCCAATCCAAATGCTGTTGATATGCCTGCAAGGACACCACCTGAACCAAATATAGAATCGGTACCACCACCCAAAGGTGATATAGGTGATTTAGTATTATCATAATGTAAAACAGCAAAGCCTTGTGGTTTGTCTCTTTTGATTGCCCCTGCTTCAATTAATACACCTGAGTAAGAAACAGAAAAGGATTGTTCAGATATACCTCCACCATCAGCTTGATCCATTGAACCATTCCTATAATCATTAATGATAGGATTCATTAATCTAAATTCTGTAAATCTTTGTCTGTGCAGTTGGAAGATAGAAATAGAATTTAAAAATCTTTCATCTTCTCCATTGTCCATACCCCATCTACCTGCGGCAGGCTCGGGTGTATTCTTATTATCAAATTTAATTGCGTTGTATTCACCTTGTTGATGTAGAGTATCAGTCATATAATGTTGGTAATATGATTTGAAAAATGCTGTTGCAACATCACCCATGTCATCATGTAATGTTACTGTAACCGGTTCATAAGTAATTCCTGTTTGTACATAGTTTTTATAGTTGTATTGATTTTTCATTTCAACATTAAACTGATAAGCAGGTAAATCAACACTTTTAGTAAGCATACCAAGTTCAATCTGCTCTCCTTTTGCTCTGTTGAGCATGTTGCCTGCGGCTAAAGGATTGATGTTGAATACGACGTGATATAAGAACCTATTTTTTGGTGACAGTCTGAATGCTTCATCAAGGTACAAACGAGCCGCATGTTTGTAATCCTTCATGGTATCGCCGTTGACTAATTGGTCAAGAAATAACTGTCTAAAGTTCATATAAGATATTTATTGACTTAAGATGTGGGTGGTTTATTAACCGCCTGTTACAGCAGTTCCAAGTGTTCTAGCTACGTCTGCTCCTACGCCTGATCCTCTTGGAGTTTGGATTGCATTGTCATATCTTATTGACATTGTAATCTGTACAGGCTCTGAAGTAGCATATGCCATTGTTCCGTATTGAACGTTGTCTAGGTAACAACCATATAATTCATAAGTTTCAAGAATATTTGCTGTATCGGCACCGTTACCACCGTCTAGCATTTCAATTCTACCTGTGAATTTGTAATCAATTCCAGAAGCGGCAGATGATTGCTCAAAGAAATCAAATTGTTTCTGTAATTGCTCACCAACAAGTTTTGTAACTTCGTTGTTTACATCATCTCTTACGTTAAGAGTGATTGGATCCCAAGTGTGTTTACCTGCCATGTACACTCTTGAATTGTAAACATCAAGTGTGATTTGATCGAAAGTAATGTTAGGTCTTGTAACATCTACAACTTGCTTAGTAAGTTCTGATCTAGGAGTTGAAACACCAAATCCTTCAAGTATCACTCTAAAGCGATATTGTAATTTTGGCATTAACAAGCCTTGAGTGTTTGACGACTGGTTACTTGCTAACGGTACTGTAAACTTTGAAAGTGTTGATATTGCCATTTTGTTTTATCTCCTAATTGTATTTACTATGCTCTATAGTATTATCCTAGTTGTGCCTTTTTAAAGGGCGCCAATCTCTCCTGTGTTTTTCAATCTTACCGGAATGAATATGAACTCAACTGCTTTGACTGGCTCTATGGCTACATCAACATACAATTCGTTCTTGTCTATTCTTGCAGGAGTGTTGTTTGTTTCATCACACACAACTGCAAAGTCAAACAATGCTCTTTGTGAAGTTAATTCTAATAAGAATGACTCAACTGATTGTTTGATTTCATTTCTAGTAAGTGTATCATTTGGTTCAAATATAAATGGTCTAGCAATTTTATCTAGATTCAATCTAACAAACGCAACTAGTCTAGCAACATTTACTCTGTCAAGTGCAGATGCTGTTAGTTGTCTTGTTTTTTGACCAAACACTGTCAATCCAGCGCCAGTTACAAATGATATTGGGTTTACATTAACACTGTATAATGAATCTCTCAATCCATTTGATACTTGTGTAGTTTCAAACTCACCTTCGCTGTTAATAAATCCAACTGATGATGCATTGTCAACTTTACCACGTCTTATACCTGCTGGTGCAAACCATGGAAATGCAACTTGATCGTTAAATGCAATCGTTCTCAACATCATGTGTGAAGCCGGTACTGCAACTGATTCACCGCTGTTTGCAGTAGTAAATCCTGCAGGGTAGTAAACACCAGTGAACGAATCTGAACTTACTAGTCCGTCTTCACCGTTGTCTGCCGCGCCTGCTGTGTTGTTTGCCCAGTTTGTAACTTCTGTTGATGTAGGTGCTAATCTGAATGGTGCATCTCCAACAACAAATGCTGTGTCTTTTCTGTCAGCATTTAAAGTTTCTAAGTCTGTGATTAACTCTGGATAAGCTGGTGCCGCCAATAAGTTAAACTCTCTTTGCTCTTCTCTCAATGCAGTAGTTGATGCTACTGTTGATTTCATTGCTTCTACAACAACTGCTCTTTGTGCCTTTCTACCCATGTTCGGAGCACCATTTATTTTTAACGGTGACTCAGACACCCAAGCATCTTTTTCTGTAGGTAGAGTTGGATACGTTACTGTGCTAGTAAAGTTTGTTCTTGTAAAGTAATCTTTTTTGAATCTAGCAACATTGTAACCTGAACGTCTTAGGTTAAATCCTAACATTCCTTTTGGATAAAGAGCCGCATTTGGCGAGTCAATATCTGTGTAAGTTGATGTTAGTAGATCAGTTATTAAAGACTCTTCGTTTACAACATCTTTGGTTCCATCTGTGTGGAATCTAAAGTCTGCAAACAGAATTCCGTCTTGTCCTGATTGATCAGTGTTATCTATAAGCACAAACTCTTGTCCATCATCTTGTGAAGAATCATATCTGTAAAGTTTTGGATAATTTTCTAAATCACTTGTGTTTAACCAAAGGTCTCCATCAACAAGTGCTGTTCCATCTGACTGTGTAGTTGGCTCTGTTGCTGAAATGATTGGACCTTTAGGATCAGTGTTTGATAGATTAAATCCTCTAGCATCTGATGATACGTTTTGATATCCTGTAAATGCAGTTCCATTGTGGATCAAAATATCAACTTCATCAACAGTTGTGTTGTACCAAAGTTGCTCATTAGCAGGATCTTTTGTAGGTGTTGCAACACTTTGAATCGCTGTGTAAGTTGTTCCTGAGTCTGGTGTATTTTGCACTGGAACCCAGTTGGACGCCATGAATGCAAATGTTCTTTCTGACTCATCTAGTGTTGAACCATCACCTAATACTACTGATGAATAATCATCTTTGTCGCCTGTTGGTGCTGTGTATAAGTTAGCAATTTTTTCAGCTGACAGACTAGTGTTGTCACCGTATGTGTTTGCTAATGCTGTACCAAAACCTAAGTCAGCCATTGCCGCACCACTTGAATCACTAAAATAAATGTTTCCACCTAGTTTGTGGCTTAGTGTAATTCTTTTTGATGTTGCATTGTATTCTGCTTCAATGTTTTCAAAGTTTGCCGCCGCTATCGCCGATACAAAATCGTCTGCGTCTGCACCAGTTATCCTAACAGTTGCTTGGTTTAAGAAATTGGAAGCAGTGTTTGTAGTTGATGGGTTAAGCACTGTTTCTGCCATTCTTATTTCATCTCCATCACTAAAACCAG